TCACCTAGTGCAATTGGGTAACTATTTTGTGGGTAATCAATGTCTGGATGGTCTAGCAAAATATTGTAAACTTTATCATATATCCATTTGTTCTGCATAAAGAATTTACGACCAACTGCAATCATCAAAGGGTCTTTATTTGCATAAAAAGGCTTTTTCCTAAATACAATTGACGTTATATAATCATTATAAATTGGATTAAATTGATGAGAGCTAATAGAGCGCCATAACGAAGGCTCTATATAAGTGTGATCTTTAAAATGTGTTCTAAGAAATTCAACTTTTTCATTAAACTCTGGAGTACCAATTTCAAATGCAACTCTAGGGTTTGATCCTTCTGATTCCATCATTTCAATCATGATATAAGCCCTCTATCTTTTAGATAATCATACACGACTTTATCATAGTTATCAGATGTTTTAACAACAATTGTATCAACTATTTTTTGAGTCATGCCTCTTTGGTTTTCATTATCCCAATATGTTCGATATGCTGTAAAATAAATTTTTACCATATCATTTGGTAAATTTTCAATACGATCGATTGTAAATGGCTTAATCATAATAAGAAGCATCTCCAATAATAACTGCGTTGTTTATAAGGTTAATTGTTTCATTGCTATAAGGCCACGAGCCTCCAGTAGAGCCGCCTCCGCCAGTATCAATGCCAATAAAAGAGCTGTCTTTTTCATATTTCCAGTTGCAACCAAAAGTATGAGGAATCCAGCCAGCTTGCATCTTTTTGACATAGCCTGGAGCAATTCTAAGATTAAATGGAGTGCTTTGTAATGTACCTATTTGTGTAGTTGAAGATGCAGCTCCGTATACAGGTGTTATTCCAGTCCACCCAGACCAGTTAGTACCATCGTCTATAAAATCAATTGATCTGTTATTTTCATAACAACGAATCTCAAACTTAATGTCTGCAGGTCCTGTTGTATTATTATAATTCTTGTAACCTTCGTATCTGTAAGTAACAGTTCTATTTGGCGCAGAACCTTGTACTGTTACATACAATGCAATAGCTCTTCTATCACCACCGCCAAACATTACTTTAAAGTAGGAAGGATTAACAGCACTTACAATATAAGTTGCTGAGCCATTGCCTGAGCCAAAGGTAACATATCCGTTTGTAGAAATATTGATTACATTCGTAGATATGGCTGCTGTGTTATCATTGTTACCACACCAAATTGCAAATGGCGTAGCTAAAGACCAATAACCATCGTCAGAAGTTCCAAAGAACGTACTCCCATTTTCAACAGGTGTATATGTTGTATAATTATTTGTGTAGCCTGTGAATTGCTCTGAGCAGCCATTGTCATCACAGTATGTTTGGTAATTTGCAGTCTGAGTTAAACCTAATATACTTGAGCTATGAGTAGTAACTTCTATTGGGCCAATCTGGTCATAGCCGATTCTAATTCCACCGCGATAAAAGCACCAATACCATGACCACCACTGATAATCTCTTCCAAAGCCAATACAGCCACCATATGCATCCACACCGTCACAGTCGTCTTCACTTTGATAAGAAAAGGATTCTCGTTCTGACTGAGCCAAACTTGCGAAGAAATACATTGGCTTTACAGCAGCAGCTCCAATAATAGGATAGCTATTAAACGCATTTGCGTCTGGTTGAAAGACACCACTTCTTGAATCAATGCTAGCTTCGCAGTATTTTGCTGACAAAACATAATTAGAGGTAGCCTTTGGAACGCTAGGATGATTTACAGTTGATGCTCCAAATGCAACTAATGGGCGCAGTCGGCTGTCAAATGACTTAGTACCATCCTCATTGTAAACAATCATTCCATAGGCTTCAGTTGCATCAACACCTCTTGGATCTGCAAATATGTATAACTCAGGTACTGTAGTAGATGTTCCAGATCTTACTACTTCAATATCCCACGTATTTGCATCAATTTGCGTGATTTGAGTTACCCCGTAAAAATCAGACGTAGGCATTGTAAAGAACGGCATAGGAGCTGTTTTAACAGTAGCTCTATAACGCCACTTACGAATACCACCAAAATAATCACTGGATAAATCTACAGCAAATGGTGTAGTAAGTTTTTGAATAAAGTGTAAATTTCTAGTATCACTAGAGACTAACACTTGGTTGTTGTTGTTTGTTGCTAAAAATCCGTAGCTCATCTCATTAACACCAGTATCAATGCATCTACATTACCACCGGATACAGTTATTGTGTAATTGTTTCGTGTGATATCAAATGCAATTGCCTTTCTATCGCTTGGTGGGGCATTTACGAATATTTGTGAAGTAATTACTTCTCTTCCAGAAATGATCAAATAGTCTTTTGAAACAGTACTGTCACGAGAAACCAAGAAGAAATCTACTTGATTCCAAGTGACAGTATCCGAGTCATATGTCACATTTCCAGAAGCATCATATAGTCTGATGCCTTGTGTTGACACTTATAATTCTCCTATTTTAACTCTAACGACACCATTATAAACAACACTTATTTGATTGTTTTTAATTTCCAGTCTATTATTGCCAGATGAACTCTTAATAACTACATTACCATTCTCATCTACACTGAAATTTTCATTTGCAGAAGATATTGTTCCGGTAACAGACAGTTGTCCTGTATTAACCGACAATGCCGACAAAGAGCCAACTTTCAATGAAGACCAGTATGGTGTAGTCCAAGTTGTTTGATTTGTTGCAGGATTGTAAATACCATCAGATTGCCACAATCTATTATTGGCAGGAATAACAGGCGCAGTTGTACTCCAAGCTACAGACACACCCCAACTAGTTTCAGAGTTTGCCGCAGTAGGAACAGCAGTTCCACTTTTAACGATATTTGCAGAAGAAGTGATTTCTGTTGCAACAGGTATCACAGCATAGCAAACAGTATAAGATGCAGCATCTTGTCCACCATAAGAAACAGCAGTAATACTTGATAGAGACCAGTTTACAGTTGTAGTTGCGTTTGAGGCAGAATCTGAAATATTAACTTTAGCCGACCACAGGGTATAACCCGCTACTGCTGCTCCAGGAGATTTAGACCAGCCAGCATTTGTATTTGCAGTACTTACACCATCAAAGTCATTGTCAGCCCAAGTCCATGTATTAGTTCCTGTTGGAGCTGTCGGAATTGTTGCAGCCCATTTAAACAAAGTAGGTGTTGCTCCATGTACTCCAGCTTGACCATTCTGGGATATTGCAGATATTTGTGCATTAGTCCAGTCAACAGCTGTTGTTTGTGCGGCATTTGTCGCTTCAATCCTAACTGTTGCAGTCCATAACTTAATTCCAGGTGTACCTGGATTAGCAGGAATTGATATTGTCCAATAGTCTAAATTTTGAGATGTATTTGGAACTTTGACATATCCACTGTTTGATAAGCTAGACCATGTCCATGTTGAATTACCTGTTGGTGTAGGCGGCGCAGCAGTAGCCCATTGATATAGTTGGACCGTTGCTGTTTTCTTACCTGTAACTCCTTGTTTACGTTTAGTAAAGTTTTGACGCTTAACCAAAGTAAAGGCCTTACCTGTAGTGCTTTTACCAGTCAGTGTAAAATCAATATATGCAGAATCTGCTGTGATAGCATCTACAACACCGTATCTAACATCAGTACCTAGGTCGGTTAAAGATGTAGATGCTGTAATGTTAGTTGCTGAGGCTACAGATTTCCAAGTTCCATTAGAAGTTCCAACACCATTATACGAAAGCTTTGTATTACCTTCATATACTGAGATATCTACACCCGTACCAGCATAAGAACTTACCGTTCCACTTTCGTCCGTAGCAAAAATGTACTCAGTATTAGTAAGATAGCCTTCAATTATGGTCTCACCTCTTCTTGCCTTTACAAATGTTTGGTCAACTGTAAAAGTAAAAGAAATACCTTCTGAAGTCTTACCCGTGACAGTGTACGTAATTACGGCTAACTCAGTTGTAAGATTACTATGATTTCCATAGGTTACAAAATCACCGCCATCAGTTACAGATGTAGAAACTGTAATTCCAGTTGCTGTAGTATCTACTTTCCAAGTTCCATTAGAAGTTCCTTGTCCATCATATACTAATCGTGAAGCACCTTCATATACATATAACGATGTACCAGAATTGTTATAACCATCTTCAAGTACAGTACCATCTGAAGAGCAAGGAATAGCATGAGTTGCGTTGCTGAGAACTCCATTAACAGCGCCAGAGCCTTTGAGACCTTTAAATACAACAGGGATAAACTCTGTATCTAAAATTGCAGTTGATTGGTTTGTTTCATATAGTCTAACTGTAATAGACGTAATATCTGCGTCATTAGCAATTTCGGTTGTGTGACTTGCAGCTCTTGCAGATTCGTTTGTCATCTTATCTGTTTGATAAGTAACATAGCCAAAATCGGCAACAGTATCACCAATAACACGTCTACCCTTTACAGTTACGTTTGAATGAACACCATCTAAGCTTGCACTTGCAGCATCTTTAAAGACTACTGGAGCACTTGTGAAGATATAAATATATCTTGCATCAACGCCGTAATTAATTTTAGAAAACGTCTGCGTAGAGGAAATTGAAAACGCTACGCCTTCAGATGTTTTGCCAGTTGCTGTGTAGGTGATTGAGGCCGTACCTTGCGACAAACCGCTGTGATCACCAAATCTTACAAAGCTACCTTCATCTGTTTGAGTTGTGCTCTTTACGATGTTTGTAGTGTTTACAGTGACCTTCCAGGTGCCGTTGACAGAACCATCATAATTAGGATCATACGACAGAGCTGTTCCGCCTTCATATACAAAAACATCTGTTCCGGAGCCTTCATATGACTGTACCGCACCTGACTCATTACATGGAATTGCATGAGTTGGATTAGTAAGCACTATATTTAAAGCGCTTGCACCAGTAGCTCCTCTAAAAATAACAGGAACTGTTACTGAGTCTAACAGCTGAGTCTTGTTTTCAGTAGAATAGAGCTTGAAGGTTATAGACGTTATATCAGAATTGTTTGCAATATCTGTTGTAATAGTATTAGCAGTAGCTGCAGCGGCTTCTTGCACACCATTGTAAGTTGCAGTCAAATAACCAAATGTTGAAGCAGTATTTCCAATTGTCACTTGTCCAGTTGCTGTGATATTAGTATGAACACCATCAATTGCAGCTGTAGGTGAGTTCTTAAAAATAACAGGTGCAGACAACAATATTGAATAGATCTTTGCATCATAACCAGATCTAGCCTTAGCAACCGTAAAGCGCTTTGTTATGCTTTGACCTGTTCTAGTGGCTGTGATGTCTAGATATCCTTCATCTTGAGTCAATGCAACTACTTTGATTGGAAATGCTGAGATAACGCCATTTGTAGTCCCAGTGCCATCCCTATCAGTATTATCATCATTGTCTCTATACTTAGTTCCTGTTGATACAGCAGAAACATGAAAATTCCAATTGCTTGTATCAAGTTGAGTACCTTTGTAGATTATCATTGATGTTGCAGCAGACGCAAAGCTAGATACAGCACCTGAGCTATCTGCTTGTAGCGTATGCGTCTCGTTTGTTAAAAACGCTGCATAACTATCAATACCTTCTCTAAGTTTAGTGATTGTGATTCTGTCAGCATAATTACCAGCAGTTGCAGTCACAACAGCTTGCTCTTGAGACATATCAGTATATTGCAAGACCTTTGTGTTATTTGCACCATCTGTCAGCGTTCCACCAACGCAATCCCAATTAATAGCCTGAGCTGTGTTTTGAAGCGTTGCTGAGAATGTTATAGCAGAAGGTGTTGCAGTACCACTTTGTGCAATGCTAAAGATTTGACTTGAAGCAGATACTGAAACAGATGCTGCAGGAAATACCTTTGTAAATGTTTGCTTCTTATTTAAAAGGAAGGTAGCACCCGAGATAGTAGTTCCAGCAATAACATAATCAATATAAGCAGAACTTGCAGTCATATTGGAATGATTACCAACAATCGCTGTAGTACTGTCTGTCGAATCTACAGCTATTGTACCCGCTGTAATTCCGACTTGATTTCCAGCTGGAGCAGTAACTTTCCAGGTTCCAGGAGTAACGCCTACACCGTCATATACAAGTGCAGTTGAACCCGAATAAACTTTTACAGAAGTTCCAGATCCTGCATAGCTTTGAGATGCCACCAAGCCATCTGCATTAGAGAGCAACGAATGAACATCGTTTGATAGAACTACATTGAGTGAATCGAACCCTTCTAAAAAGGCTGAAGACATTGTGTAGTTAATCAAAGGCCATGCAGACCCTTCAATAAGATTTCTAAATGGTGCTTGTCTTCCGTTTGCTGCCATCGAAACAACAGCAAAAGTATAATTACCGTCTAATGCAGGTAGTTCACAAGAGAGTGTTGAAGTTGTAATTATTTCAGTCCAGACAGTAGTAGAAGTGATGTTATTAATAGAGTCTGAAGTATACTTTACAATATATCTAGAAACCCGATTATCGCCAGCACTGTCCCATTCTAATCGATAGTTTGAAGTTCTATTATTAGACTCGCCTAAAACCATTCTAAGATTTTTAGCTTGTTTTAACGAATAACCTTCAAAATTATCTGGTAATGGTGCATAGAAATTGTCTGGGACATTCCAAGCCAGCAGTCTTGCATCGAATGTAGATCCAGTGACCTTTACAACACCACCCTCTTCAGTTTCAATTTCATCGACTTTTAAAATGGTATAAGGTATTTTAAATAACTCACTTGAAAATCCAAATAGATCACCAGGCTCTAATGTGAACACTCTAGCTACAGCTTTAAAGTTGTAAACAATAACACCTCTAGAAGCTCTAACCTTTTGTTCGGCTCTTGCCAATGCATGATATGGAGTGACACATCCATCTTCAAACGATTCTGTTTCTAATTGTATTCCATTATCTTCGGTGAGAAATGTTTGATAAATTGCCGTACCATCGGTTGGCTCTTTTTCTGGCCAATTTATTGTATCTTCTGAAAAGTCTTTCTCTTCATTCAGAAATCTAACAGTCGCAAAATTAAGCTTTGTTGAAGCATCAGGCCAAGATACAAGAACTTCAGTATCTCGTACCAAGTCATTATCGTTAATATCAATAACATCGCTAGGAATAGCGTCTTCAACCCAGTCTGCTGCATTGATTAGAGGATTCTGAACAGTAGTATTAATTGCTCTAAAAAGCCTGTTTTTGTTGTTATTGTCTGTAATTTGAACAACATCGTCTATTTGATAAGTAAGACCTGTTGTAAAAACATAAGCATAAGGCAAATTAAGTCTATATTTACCCTCTGTCCAAACAAGCGAACTCATAGCCATTGTATCTAGGATCTTCTGAATATTATCTCTAGAAGATGTGGCTGAGTCTAATATCAAATTACACTCATATAGATAAATATTCTTTGTGCCAGCCTTTGCTAAGTTTAATTTACCTTTATTAGCAACATTAGATTTTACTTGAATTGAACAAATCTTAGCTGCTTTATAGAAAGACTCTAAATCAATATCTGACTCAGCAACACCTTTACCATATAGAGTATTTGTAAGATAATCTAGCAAAACTAAAGCAGAATTATTTGAGTATACTTTATAATTACTTAATGAGTAATTATTGCTATTTTTTAAAATTTCTTTAACTAAATTACCTTCTGCATAAAATTGAACTTCAGGAGTACCATTATATTGTGGATCATCCCTATTCAGCTTAAATGCACAAGTAGCATAAGCAACATTAGTAAAGCGAGCGTTAGTTCTAGTGGAATCATTTGCGATCATCAAAGGATCTGCAACAGACCCGTTTTTATAAGCATGTATTCTTAAACCATAGCTATATGCGTCATACGTATATGGCTTTTGATCTACATCTACAGTGTAGATATTAGCAATACCGCTTTGACAAATTGCCTGTTGAATGAAGTAGAACTCATTCTTTTCACCAGAAACATTCTTGTCTAAGACTGGAACTGTATTTGTTCTTACAGGAAATTGGAACCCTAATGCTTGCAATGCAGCAGATGGCTTTGTAGAAGTGTCTGTGCCATTCTTAAAAGAGCAAAACACAAAATCTACGGCTGGTGCTGTATAGATTAAAGTTTCACCTTCAAAGGCTCTATTAGGTAACTTCCAAACGTTTATTTCATCTTTAGTAACAATCCAACCAGGATTTGAGGCAAACTCTGCAATAGAGGAAGGAACATATGACCATGAACCTGTCCAGTTTGCATTTGAATTGACTAATCTGTAAACAATAGGTGTAGCGTTGTCAGGCTGTTTCATGCTTTCAAAAACAGTGCCGCCACCTGCTATATTTGCAAATGCATAACTATCAGTTACCTTAAAATGAACTCTAACCCCTCCAATCTTTCCTCTGCCATACATTATTGGAATTGCCTTAGCTTCACCCTCTTCAGTAAACTGAAAGCCTTTTTGAAGTTCAGCTTTTTGTTCAGCTTCTCTTCTTGCTCGCTCAGCGGCTTTTCTTGCTTTCTGAGCCATGTGTAAACTGTAGCCAACACTGACAACAGTTACAGTAACAGCTACCCAAAATAAACTCATATTTTACCCCACAATACTTCTTGTGACTTTCCACCAAGAGCTACATTGTCAAAGCACGTATCTGGTGCTGAACTCCATTGCGCTGCAGGTATTCTTTGTCTAATTGAATTTTGAGTTGTATAAAAAGAATTTAAAGCATCTAAGCTTGCCATAGGTGATGCACACTCTATTTCAAAGATTGCTCCGTCTTCTTCTGATATTGTATATCTTACAATGTCAATAAAACCCTTATACAAAACTATACAGTCAGTATAATTTAAAATAGGATCATTTTGCAGAACTTGAGTTCCTGTTGAATCGATAATCGGGGAGCCAGAAGTGTTATAAAAGCCACCTCGTACAGTAACTCTCGAACCAATCATTTCATCAGCAAGACCTGAGTATGTTAACAACGGATCTGCAAATTTAATCTTAAAAGCTTCTCTATCAGTATTGCTAGACAGTTTTGGAGGGTCTACACCTGCCAAAGAATTGTCTGCACTGTATGTTACACCACTGACTACGGCATCAAAAGGTAATGTTGTATACCGAAGCAGAGTGTTTCTAACATTCATATCAATCAAAAAGAAGCCGCTGTACACTCCCGTTCCCAAGAGCGTCTTTACCGTCTGGCTGAATTTTCTCATCGATCTCTTTCCTTCCGCCTATAAATAGTTTATAACGCCCTTCATTGACGCCACTTAGATTGTCTATATCACCTTCACCAATTTCTGCAATCAGTTGTTTTAAGTCTGCAGTATCAGCTCGGTGAAGTGTGACTAATGTTGTATCTTCTAAAGCTAGTCCTGCCCGTTGTGTACCAACAGGAGATATTTTAATTTGACCGGCTTTCAATGTAACAAGTCCATCCTCAGAGAAAACCCTGACTGAACCTGTTAAAATAATCATTGCTGTTTCTTTCTTGTGTACAGCACCCACAACAAGTGTATTCTTTTTAAGCTTAAGCTTGCGAATATAAACACCATCCGACAAGATGTGTTCGTATTCATATTTACTAGACGGAAGACCTTTACAAGAGTCTATAAAAGCCTGCATCTTATTGTAATGGTCTTCTCTTGATATAGGAGAATAATTTCTGTTGATAACTGGAAGCATTATAACACCTCAATTAAAGTTATGCTGTCAACTTGAGATAAAATACCGTCAATGTAACTGATGCCTATCTTACTATCATCACCATACATTGCTGCCATAGAGACTTTATCCCCATAGAGAACAGATTCATTTAAAGCAATTGACTTAGACAGCTTAGGAAAAATAGTTAACTGATTTACAGAACCACCAATCGAGGTAGATGCTTTTACAATATACACCTTAGAATGACCTGCAAATTTAATAAACTCTCCAACAGGCAAACCAGACCCTGCGTTTGTAATATTAACAACTGTATTACCAGCTGCAACGCCTGAGAATACCTTTGGAGATAGAGTCTGAGAAATCTTTTCAGACCTATAAATCTGAGGCATTCTAATAAAGAATGGTTCAGAGTAACCTGCAGCTACATTTTGAACTAAAAATTCTGAAGGGTTCTCAAATGGAACTAATGCTGTTTCAATTTCCCATCTTTGAATATCTGAATAAGAAGCTTTACGCTTCAATGTCAACGTATCATTAATCAAAGATGGCCTATTGCTATTGATTGATAAAGGTGCTGCAAACACGGCAATCAGCTCACTGTCTTGTCCTGTATTCGTAGCAGACCTTAAAATACCGTATTTGGCCATACTAAATTTCCTCTAAGAAATACGCAAAATTTTTGCTTACCAAAGTGACGCCGGACGCCACCTAAATAGGGTGGTGACGGCTACCCCTCAGTCGGGCCACCTGTGCCAAACCTGGAGCAACCGCCACCCCTCTCAGGGCAGATAAGCCTACCCCGAACTTTTCACTTGAATTAGCCTTTTTCTCTATTATAGCTGTTTATGCTTGTTGCAATATTAGGGATCATTCTTTGAATTTCAGCTCTTGTCTGTCTGCTAACATCACCAGTAACATTAATGTTAATAGTCTGTTGAGACTGGCCTTTGCTTGAAAGTTCTGCAGGCTTGATATCAGCCATCGAAGGCGAAGCCATAAGACTTGCAGAAACAAGACCACCAGCTGCAAACTTAGGAATCATTCCTTTATTGATACCAGCTAATAAAGGTAAGAATCTCTTTGTAGCTTTAGCATTAACAACAAACTCACCATTAGACAGCTGTGCTGTAATTGAGTCAGAAGTACCAGTTCCTGGACCTTTTACAAGGCCTCCAGATGCAAAGAAAGGCACACTACTTACAGCTAATAGTGATGTCAGCAATGATGACACAGTGCCAAAGCCTGTTATAAGAGTAGTCTGCAATGCAAATAACCAACTACCATAATATGCTAGTTTAGCCTGCTCACTAACTTGCTCTGTAAGAGCAATACCAAACAAGCTTGCAACACCAGAAATAAGTGTTCCAAAGAAACCGCCAATACTAGCTATGCCGCTAGTTAAACTACCTAGGATACCAGAAAGCAACCCTGTGGATTCGTCACTTGCAGCATTTGCAGTAACGCCAACAGATGGTGTTGCAGAAGCCCCACCGCCACCAAACCCAAGATTACTTAAGGCACTACCACCCAAGCTAAATATCTTGGACCCAAGACCTCTAAGGGCTTGAGTAAGAATACCGTTCTCACCAGTGAATGGGCTTGTAAGACCTTCAATAAAGGTTTTAATAACTTGGTTTGCAAAGCTGTCTAAGATCGCTTTAGTCGTATCTCTCCAAGAAGCGTTACCTGTTAAATAATCTGTAAGCGCACTAGACCAAGAGCTTGTTATAGAGGATGCAAAGGCTTTTCCAGCTTCAGATGTTTGTTTTCTAACATCTATTGTTGCTGTTGCAATTGCTTCATCTAATCGTTCTCTAGCAGCATTTACTGCATTCTGAGCAGCTTTCCTTATAAACGCTGAAGCACCAGGATCTTTCTGAATTTCATTTCTTGTGTCGGTCGCGGCCTCTAATTGTGTAGTTAAGCTTCTTATAAGCTGATCATTTGCGTTACTTACAAGATTATAAGCGGCTTGATCAACTTCAATACCTAAGCTTTTTAATCTACTAAGAGTTCCAGCACCAAACGACAAAGCACTGATAGCTGTTTGTCCAGCTATTGTACCTCTTCTCTGTGTGTTTTCTACCGCAAACTGAGTACCAATGCCAAGATTTCTATTTGTCTTTGCGCTATTTGCATCTAATGCAAGAAGACCTAATCTGTCTAATTCACGTCTGTTAACTTGAGCTAGTAGATCTTTATAGTCAGCTAGAGCAGGAAATGCATCAGTAATCTTAGACACAAGGTCATCTATCGGCATTAAGGCAATTTCAGAAGCTGCTTCTAAGTATTTTATACGAAGCACTTCAGCACTTCTGGACACTTCTAAAGATCTTTGTCTCAGTTGATCAAATGAGTCTAAAAGTCTATTTGTTACATCGCCTTGAACTGCAGTTGTACCAGGATAGTCGATTGTTTCTTTTAAGACAGATGGACCCGTCCTGTTTGGTATTGCATAAACCTGAACGGTGTTATTAATAGGCTGACTACCAGACATTGGAAGCTTTTTAAGCTCTTCAATACCAGACAATAGTTTCTTAGCTTCATCTGATAATTTAATTATCAAACTGTCGCCTAGACGCGCTGCTTCTCTATCTGTAAGGTTTACGCCAAATGCTTTATTAATAGCATCAACTCTAACGTCAAAATTAGCAAAAGTATTTTTAAGTTTTTCGGCTTTCTTTTGAGCATCAACAAGCTCGCCTACAATCTCTTTAAATCTTGCAGCATTATTTGGATCCTTTAACTTATCCTGTAATTTTACAATTTCAGTGTCAATTACAAGGAACTGAGAAATGATATCGCTTGTTAAGTTATTTACATCAAATAAGTCAGAGATGCCAAATTTAGACAAAGCCTGTAGTACTTTTTCACCAGAGGCGTATAGTAAATTAATGTAAACACCAAAGGCTTTCTGAGATGCCGCAAGCTTTCTTGCAATTATTTTGTCAATTTCAACTTTAGAAGCTCTTTCGCCCAAATGCTTAAGATCTTTTTCAATTAAATTGACAGCTGCAGACACATCTTGAAGTATTGACAATTGTTCTGGATTTAACAGTTTGAGATCTTCAAGAGATATGGAACTTCCAAGGCTAGAGATATTACTGATAAGATCTTGCAAAGTTTTAGGAGCTTCTTGCAGATCTTCTTTAAGTCTTTCTATTTGTTTTGTAAGACTTTCAACAACTGCACCACGGCCTTCTCTTGTTGCTTTTTCTAAATCTTCATTGAGTCTTACGAGTTTATTAATACCAATTGTTGCAACATTAAGACCTTTGTTTTTAACAAGATCATTAAAATCTATGTTTACACTGGCGGCTAAATCTTTTAATACAGAAATATTAGAACCAGCCGTTTTTCGGGCTTCATTTGTTACAGTATTTCTGAGATTGCCAATCGCTTGTTGAACATTCTTTCTAGCTTGTTCATAGCTGTCGTATGCCTCTTGCTGAGCTTGAGTAACTTCTTTTCCACCAAAGAATCTTCTGATAGTTCCAAGCCAAGAATCATCTCCAGGCTTTAAAGATTGCATTGGTCCAGGAAGTTTTCTCTTGAGATTTTCTTCAGCAATTACAACATCGTTAGCAAGCTTAAATAAATTTTCAGAAACATCATCACTGAGTCCTTCTAATGTTTCTTTACTAAAGATTCCAATACCAGCTCGCTCTAAACGTTCTTTAAGTAAGAATTGTTTTCTCTGAGTACCGCCTTCTTCACTACGTAACTTAAACTCTAATACTTGAGTTTTAATTTCAGTTATGCGATAAATAATTTGGTTTTGTTCAGCAATATTCTTAGTTTTAACTAATTGTTCAGCTAGCTCTTTAGCAGAATTGCTTAATCTTTCGATATTAGCAAATGATTTATCGTCAATTGCAAACAACTCGTCAGATTTAAAATCAGCTCCAATAGCCTTAAGATTAGTTGCAACAGCGCCTAGTCTGTTTTGGAAATCTTGAATGTCTCTGTTTGCCTGATCTATTCCAATTTGCTTTAGACTTGCATTCTTAAGTTGCTCACCTAATAGATCTCTTTGTTGAACTCTAGGATCGTCTTTAGATAGCGGTGTTGAAAAGCCAAAAATATTTATTTCAGCATCTGAAACAGCTTTAAAGGCTTTTAAATAGCCCTGTTCCAAATCTGTAATTTGTTTTGCTAATTCTGCATCTGGAAATTCTAAACTTTTTACTTTTTGAGCAAGTCTGCCAATTTCTTCAGCATTTGGATCTAATGGCCTGAATCTAGCATTATATCTAGTGTTTTCTTCAGATCGCAGTTTATCTAAGTCTTCCGTTGCGCGTAGCTTGCCTTTAGGTGTTGTTGCAAGTGCTCTTCTAGCTCTAATTAACGCCTGATTAACTTGGAATGCAATATCTAATCCAAATTGCTGAGCACCGGTTATAACTCTTTGTGCAGTAGTTACAGGTTGCAGATTTTGCAATTCTTGAAGTTCCTTTATAAAGTCTTCAGTATTAAATGCTGATCTAGCCTCTATTTTAGGTATTAAATTATTCAGACTTCTATCAAGAGCAGCAATTGAATCTCTTGTGTCTTGTGAAACTCTACCAGTCCTTTCTTCTTCATCAATAGATTGGACAATTGTTTCATTAAGTTTAGAAATTATTCCTTGTAATTTCTCACTGTCTTTTGAAGAAATATTCTTGAAGTTAATACCTTCTAAGGAATATGTCAAAGGCAATTTTCTAGATCTTGCAAAATCTTCTGTTCCAGCTTCAAGACCAGTCACCTTTGATTTTTTTCTGACATCAAAACCTAAAGCACCTTTTATTTTATTTACAGCATCTTTTATTTTAGCACTTAAATTAAGTCCAAAGAACCAGTCAATAAATGCAGTAATTGCACTAGTAAGCAATAGGATTATTGCGCCTTTTATTGAGAACACAAAACCTAGGATTGCTCCACCAAGTCTTACAAACACAAATTGGAAGGCTGCAATTAGAGCTGCTGCAATGTTCTTTCTAAAGATTAGTGCAACTTCAGCCGCAAATGTAGCCGCTGCAATAGCAATTCCAGCATCTTTTGTAAGTGCATATGTTAGACCACCAGCAAGAGCGCCAGCACCACCAATGATGCCAATGTTCTTCATACTAGCAGCTACCTTACCAATGCTAGATACTGTAGTGCTGGCCCAGGAAGTTACTTTAGAAATATCAAATGCAGATGAGATTAAAGAAATAACTCTTTGTCTAAAGAAGATTAATGCACCAATAATTAAAGGAATTGAAATTCCAATAATTTGCAATGCAGTAGCTGCAAACGGATTCTCAAGCTTAATCTTATTCCAGTTATCAATCATGTCCTGGAATACGCTTTGATCTTTAAGCTTAGGCGCGGCATTCTCTGCAGCACTAGCAGCTGTCGCAAATAGCGAGACAATACCGGCAATCAATACAACCTTGCCAGCTTTGCCAAACATCATTCTGCCGAGCAAGCCTGTTTCACCACCAACTTTTGCAGCAATTCCAGATAATTTAGAACTTTCAGAAGCAACAGTCGAAGCAGTTTGTCTCACAGAATCTCTAAAACCACCAAAAGCCTTAGTACTGAATCCGCCTAGGAATGAAGGCAGACTTAACTCGCCAAGCTTTTGCTTCAGGATAGACAACTGAATTGTAGCAGCAGTAGCTACAGCAGCAACTTGTTTCTTTACAGCATTAACTGTAACTTCAGGTTTTGTGCCAAGCAACAATGTCTTGACAAAATCATAGCCTTTAGAAACAAATGGAGTTGCAGCATCTACAACTTTTCCAGTTATTTTATCTAAAACAGACTTTAGAGCAACAGAGGCTCTTTCAGCCCATGTTCCAGTCTGTCCAAAGAAGATGTCATAAAGTGTGCTATTGGCTGTTGCAGTTTTTGCTGAATTCTTTAAAGCATCAGTGATTGGTGCAAGTACTTTAGAACCTACGGCATCTACAATCTTGTTTACACCGGCTTGACCAAACAATGTAGTGTAAATTAAACCGCCCTGTAAAGCATATTGAGCCAATACAGAATGCGAAAAGATTGCATCAAATGCACCAAGGCTGTTTAAAAGTAATCCAATAATACTTAATGCTCTGGCAGAGCCAAGTTTACCAAACAAGAACTTAGAAATAATGCCATCGTCCTTGCCAGTGATTACTTTGCCAATCTTTCCAAAAATGCCTTCAATACCTTCTATTGCATCTTTTCCAATCCCCAAGAACTTCAATGTTTTAGCAGCAACACCACCAAATAGGAAAGCTCCAAGCAATCCTAAAGGCCCAGAGACGCCAACAACATCACCAACATTAAAGATTCCTTTTATTAAAGAACCAATTAATGGCAGTTGTTCAGCAAAGCCTCTGACAAATGAAGATACAATTCCAAGTAATGCATTCAAGAATTGAGGCAGCTCTTCAATAAGCGTACTTACTAAGAATCCAGCAGCTTTACCGAGTTGATAACCTAATTCTGAAACAAAACTTCCACCAGTAAGGGCAGCACCAAACTGTTCTGCAATAAGGGTTGAGCTAGCTGTTAAAGAAGTAATAATAGCTGCAAGGAGAACATTCTTAATAACACCGGCTGGAAATAAGGCTGAAATCAGTAAGCCGGAACCAGCGACAAGAGCAAATTTAAAGATGCTAGGGAAAGACTCTGCCAGATCTGCTAAAATTAACTTAGCAGATTCTGCAAACTTCAAGAAGCCTTCAGTCCAATCTTTAGTTTCTAATTTAGGAAGCTTAAATGAAGTAAAAGAAAAATCAATTGCTTTGATATCTGAAAAATCAAAGTTCAACCTTCTTTTGCTGTCAAAGATATTTTTAAAAAGTCCAATTGTATTGTTCTTAAATTTATTAAGACCAGCACTAGCTTTATCCCACAACGCGTTAGAAGTGTCAATGATATCTTCTACAGTATCAGTCCACCAAGAGTTACCTATAACCTTGTCGTAGATTTGAAAGAATACTTCAATTACTTTCCTACCAAAATCTTTAATATTTTGATAAGCTTTTTCTAAATTAGACTTGCTTCTGATTCCATCAAAGAAGTCTAATACGCTTTCGTAAGCTGTTTCTAAAGCACCCTTTATTGAGAAAGAGGTGCTAAAGTCATAAATAATTCCGTAAACAGCTTTAACAAACTCGTAGATACCTCGCATTGCTAATACAATAGCAACACCAATAGACTTTGTAATAGCTGGTAAAGAGTCTTTTAATGCACTTGTAAGTGCTTTAATTGATGGTGCTAAGTAATACTCAGCAAGTCTGCCTACTTCATAGAACTTGATAGCAACGCCAGAAAGACCTCTAACAATCTCACCAAGTGTTCCAATAAAGTTTTCAAGGTTTCCGCCAGTAAACACAAATACGGTGTCTAAACGCAATCCAAAATATCTTCCAATATTTTTAAAGCCAGTATCAAGCTGTTTAAAGAATTTGGTTAATTGACCGCCAATTGCATTTGTATTACCTGCAACCGCTTTAAACAAGTCTTGGAATGCGCCAGCATAAGAGTTAAGAGTCTCTCTGCTAAAGAATCTTTCAAAAGTAGCTCTGTTAAATCCAGCACCAGCCCAATATGTAGGACTTAGTCGCTTAAGATTCTTAATAGCTTCTTCAACATCAGATTCAATAGAGATTAAGTCTACAAACTTAAACCTATTTATAGAGGTGAACAAGCCACCTGTAAACTTATCAAACGCCATGAAAGACTCTTGCAAGTCTTTCTTAAGTGTTCGGCTAAATGCAACTGATGGTATGATCTGTGCAACTTGTTTACCAAGTTCTTTAAAGGTACTTAGTATTGGTCCGCCAATTGATTTAATGCCACCAGTAACTCTATTAAATGAATATGATATATTGGCGCCTAGCTCAAAAGCATTTTGAGATGCTTCTTTTATTCGCTTGGCGAAGCCAAACGTACTAGCTCCAAGAGATTCACTTAACCCTAGCCCTTTGTCAAGCTCGCTTACATAAATTTTAATAGAATCGCTTAAGAGACTATTTGCTTGTGCAAGAGTAGGTCTTAAATCACCAAATTCTTTGTTAATAGCTTTTGACTGGTTTAACAAAGCATTAAATACAACATCAGATGTTAATTTGCCATCTGCTGCAATTAGTCTTAACTTGCCTACGCTTGTATTTAGTTCGTCAGCAATTGCTTGAGCAATTCTAGGTGTCTGCTCAAGGACAGAATTCAGTTCTTCGCCTCTGAGTGTACCTGATGCAATACCTTGACCCAACTGAATCAAAGCACCAGCTGCAGACTCTGCACTAGAACCTGATATTGCAATAGCTTGTTGTACACTCTTTGTAGCTTGAAGAATTTTATCAGTAGATGCGCCTGTTGACTTTAAAGCTCTGCCGAACGATGCAAAGGTTGTTACTGTCCCTTGCAAAGAGCCTCTAGTGTCTTCCGCAATCTTAAATAAAGCTTCTTGTGTCTGTACAAGTTCTTTTGTTCTACCAGTTACAGTAGCAATCTTGTTGCTAAGATTTGTAAATTCTGTAGATACATTCTTGATATAATTTACAGCCAGACCAGCTGTAGCTAACGCTCCTAAAGAAGCAAACATGTTCTTTAACGAAGCGCCAGTCTGATTTGTAGTTTTCTCAATATTTCTTAATGATGCGTTTATAGCTGCAAGATCTTGTTCGGCTTTAGAAGTTCTTGCTTCTACATCTATACGTACACCAGACATAGGAACTCCTAAAAATAAAGCCCCACTAAAGATTTAATCTCTAGCGGGGCGGTGTCAGATATTTTTCACAATCATACCACTAGGGCGTACACCCTTATGTGCTAATACAGTTCTCTCAACGAATAATGCTGGAGCCTGTTGTGAAGTACCTTCATTGAGGTAAGAGATATGTTCAACTTCATTCACAATAGCATCACCATCTCTTTTCCAACCATCACGGGCTTCACCAGTATCAACAGGTGTTGCTTCACGTAATTCTTGTACTAAGCCGTTTATCTGCTTTGTCTTTTCTAACTCTATCTGAGTCTTAGTATATTTTTGAATCTTTTTAATTGATTGCTCAATTCCAGTGATTTTAATCATAGATCTAACTTATCTCCATTGACAGCATTCATCATTTTAGAGAACATTAAAGAACCTTTAAATGCACCAGCATCTAGCATGCCTTCTTCAGTCACTGAAGCCTTATTGTTATAAATAGACTTTAATGAGCTAAAGATCATCCATGGTTTTTCTTTAACACCTTGAGTTTGTAAGTACTTATATGCTCTGTCATCAGACCTCCATTCAGGAGGTCTTCTTTCAAAGTAATTAAGCCAACCTAAAAACTCTTCGTAAGTCATTTCTTGAGCAATCTTGTAGACTGGCATCTTCAGATGAAAAGCAACTTCATAAACAGTTATCTCTTCATCTGTGAGACTTACTTTCCCTGGTCTTGACCAATACCAGAGAATCTCATAATTTCATTTGAAAGCTTTGACAACTCATCTAACGGGAAGTTATCAAAGTCTTGATCTGTAAGATCTTTTGCACCGTCAACAGATGCACGGATAACAGTCTTAAGAATATTGAAACCCTCAGACTCATCCTTTTCAAGAGCCTTAGCACGTTCTTGAATCTCCATAACTTCTGAAACACTCAGCTTAGAGATCTTAACGTCTTCACCCATGAACTTGACATTTTTGGTCATCTTACGACCAACAAGTCCCTTAATGCCTTCTGACATATTATTCACCTTTGAAATTTTCGGAATGTTGAGCTTGGAAGTCATCTAATTGCTTCCTCATAGTGTGCAGAAATGCAAGTGTTTTAAATACTTCCTGAGACTTTTCCTGATCTTCTGCAAACTCAGGAACTCTTTCGAAAGTCTTTCTGATACTAATATCAATGCTTTTACGCATGTGTTTTGCAGTGGTTCTCAAAACATAACCCATGCTAAATGGTTTTTGCTGATCTAGAGTCATGATATCTCTTATTAATAGTATTGGGGCCACACCATGTCGGTCGTGTATTTAAGTATCTTAACCAAGGATACACCCCAATATGTCAATTAGACAGTGTAAGCACCGAAGAACTCTGACTGCACAGTGATAGTCACAGTAGCAGTGTTAGCATCGGTCAACTGAGGATTAACCTGGAGAGCTTCCAGCTTGCCCACCCAGTAGTATTGGCTGTTTTGAACAGTACCAACACCAGCAGATGTAGAAGCAAACTTGGTAGCACCAGCACCAGTCGGCTGAGCGTTCATCAGAGCAAAGCGAAAAACGTACTGCTTGCCATCGCCGACCATAGAGCCGAGGATGTTAGCGGATTCTTTAGCCCACTCAGCAGCAACGAAGTTCAAAGTGATTTCCATAGTCGGAGAATCAGCCTGACCTTGAATCTGCTGAGAAGTTTTAGAACCGTAAACAGGAACGTTAACCACGTTCGGAGGAGTACCCATAGAAGGAAACTCACGAACGTTCTTGATACGAACGAAAGTATTAGCGGCTTTTGTACCACCGACAGATTCAATCTCGTTTGCAAACAGAGCTTGGAATTCAGCAGCAGTATCAAGGGCAGCTAAAGTAGCTGTAGTGAAATCAGTAGCAGGCGTGGCAACAGCTAAGTCCGAGAAGACACCAGCGCCAATTGAAGAAATATGAGCCATTTTAGTTAAACTCCGAAGTAATTGAATGGGATTTGGTAAATAGATCTAAACAAAGAAGGATTATCTTTATCTACGCCAACATGCCGCATATTACTGCTTGCAAATTGCGTAGTTCCATTTAAAGAAGTTGTTAAGACTTTCCCAACTAAGTATTGATCTAATTTGTCTGCTATAAGAGATGCGCGTCTTGGTCCGTTCCCTGCAGATGTAAATATATCTACACTAAATAAACCAGATACGGATTTGATATTGATACCGTCTCCGCTAGGAATTACAGAAACTCTGATAAACTCAGCGCCTGGGTTAACCGTTACAAAGTTAACTGGATAAGTTTTAATGTTCTCGTTTTTCCAAGTTTGCAAAGCAAATATTGAGAACACATCGCTTTCTAAAGCTTCATACTTTCCCATTAGGCCTCCTTATACATTTCTACAACAGTTATAAACTGTGTACTTTTGATAATTGGGCCTAACTTCCAGTTAATATTCTGATAGTTAATAGAATCATAACTATTTACATCACCGACTTCTTGAGTTTTTAACATAACTAATTTCTTAGATACGTTTCTTTCTTTAGAAGACTTTTCAGTATCAGTTATAATTGCTTTAACAGTAACACTTGATGAGTTTGTTAGATTGCTTGTAGCTGTGGCAAAATCAAAACCGTCTCCGGTTCTTCTTACAAATTGCACATCAACTGCAAGATCTTTAGCTAAATTAAAAGCTCTATTTAGATTTGAGTTGATTAGTGCTTCGAATGCCATCAGTTAGCCCTCCACCACATATTAGAACCTTTATTAACTAACAAAGGTCTAATAATACGTTTTACAACGTTTGGTATCTTAGAAGGCGTTTTGATGTTATCCAAATTGATTGCACCAATCTTCAAATTGTCAACTTCACCTGTATCATCCAGCAGTCCATCATTATTTAATAAATGATAGGCAAGCTCATAAGTAGCAGTCAGAATACGACTAGGAATATCTGTAGCTGTTAATTCTACATCAATCCCTAACCTTGGGTCAAAGTATGAACCAACTCTAGGAAAAGCCAGAGTTTGAGTATCACTTACGGCAGCTCCTGTCCAATCCAGATTGTCTAAGACCATCGTGGCTGTAACAAGAGCTTTACCTCTTTCGGTCTCATTAGCAGACGACCATGCAGCCACATCTATTCGAGTATCGAAATAAGAATTAGCTTCTGCGACTGTTACATAAGAGTTTGTGCCCTTAACGAGTGCCATAAGTGCCTCCTAATCTAATTAAGAGTGGAAGACAGGCAGAATACCAAGGCTCAGAGCAGAGTTAAACTTACGACCCCATGAACCAGTAGTGCTAGCAGCACCGTTGGTAACAGTAGTAAGAGCCTTCGGAGTACCACTCTCGATAGCGTACATGTACTCAGCATCAGAGGGGAACTTCTCTTGCGAACCAGCCCAGTTGTAACCAGCCGGAGCCATCACATAACCCCAACGATACCAAATAGAAGTAGCACCGCCACCCTTGTACTTGTTACCATCACGATAGATTTCAACCTGATCAGGCACAGCCAGAGGACGCATTGCGATAGCACCAGGAAGCACAATGAACGAAGTCTTTGTACCAACGATGTCAACGCCAGCACCAGTGTTAATCTTAGCCAGTTCAGTAGAAGAAAGGCTTTGAGTAGCACGAGTCTGAATCAGACGGAACTTACCATTGAAAATGGTGTTGAACATCACATTGCCGTCTTGCACAGGCGTTTCGTCAACCAGATTGGCAGAACGCAACGAAGCCATGATTTCAGGCGAAGTGACCAAATAAGCAAATTCAGGCTCATAATCCTTGTATGCCATACCAAAAGCATTCAAGAAGGCTTCAGCACGTGAAGCACCTTGAACAGCTGCAGTAGGAGCAGCAACAGGCCTAGAAGCACCTAAGTCCACATAGAAGCCATAACGCTTGTCAGTAGGATCGTTGTCAAAAGTTTGACCACCGAGACCTGCTTGACCTGATGCAGCAGCTGCACCATTAAGAGCTTCAGAAATAGCAACACCCTTCAGGATAGACAGGAGAGCATTGTGTTCGTCTTGCGAACGGGTTTCAGCGAAATCACGACCAATCTTAGCCAGACCATCTTGCTGAGTAACGACTTGCTGCATGTTCACCTTTTCGGCGCCATGCGTACGCACAGTCTTCACATAGTTCAGGTAGTCTGAGCTGTAGTTGGTCTTAGTACCATCACTTGCATCAGTCAATGAAGCAACGTTAACAGTAGGATTCAGCGGTTTGAACCAACGAACCTGACCGATGAAAGTCTCAGTTGAAGTATCGATATTGGGGTTATCACCCACAATACCAGTGCCAACCAGCTTCTTTGCATTGGTGTAGGCTTCGTCAGAGTAAGCACTAATAGCCTCTTGTAAAACAAAGTTATCAGCGCCAGTAACATTAATACGAGCAGTCATTTAAGTTTCCTTAAAGTGTATAATTAGCCACGAAGTTTGCCTTCTTTGGCAAGTTTAAGAACTTCGTCTTGTGATAATTGAAATAAAGATTTCTTTCCACCAGACGTGTCAGACGGCTTCCCACCATTACTACCAGAACCTGAGCTAGCTTTAGCTTTAAACAAGAATGAATTGTCGTCAGAGTCAGCAAACCCTTTGACAAAGTCTCGAATAGAGATACCAGTCTTGTGAACCCAAACACCTTGATCATTTTGAACAAGTTGTCCCACAATTTCACGATATGCCATTTCTACGGCATTCTCATTTCTGAAAGGATGAGATGCTAATGCATTTCTAACGTCAATGTCTCGGGTAAGCTCAACATTACGTTTTTGTTCTGCAGTCAATTTAGCATTCAGGTCAGCCAATTGCATTTCGTAGGCTTCCTTGTGTTTGCCTTCGTCTTGCAGTCGCTTTAATTCGGCTTCACGCTCTTTCTTCTCAAATTCTTTGATTTTAGTCAAAGCTTCATCACGAGAACTGTAAGCTTTGTCAAGCTTTCCTTTAATGTCTTTCAATGCCTCGTCAAGTTTTGCTTGAACAAGTGCGTCAACATCAGGAACGTTCTGCGTGTTGGTATTTTGGTTTTGAGAATTTTGATTGTTATTGCCATCAGAATTCTGATTAGTATTTTGATCAGTATTTTGATCTTGATTGTCAGCCATTTTTATATCCTCTGAGTACGACTCATTATTAATAAGAATACAATTCTTATTAAGATAAATTTAAATATGAACGATAATTACATAGTAATAATCAAATTCACACCTGGGTTAATTTAACGGGGTCTGGTTAACCCACACCATACCATCCGTAATCATCTGAAAAACCTTTTGGAATTTCTTTTAAAATATCTTCTCTAAGCAAAATGTCGGTATCTTTCAAAAGTCTTCCACCAATTCTTGACTTTCCAACAACTGGTATTAAACCTAATTCGATTGCTTCATTAAGGTACTTATCGTAAACCTTTTTTGGCAATCCCCTAGCCTTCATTTCATCCAGAGTTTCTTTGATTACATTTCTTTCTAATGTTTTTGCATATATTTGTCTTAAAGCATTTCTAGCCTTAAGCATATCAGCAGCATTAGCAAAGAACGCATCATGAATCGTAGATGTTGTGACGCCATTTTGCTTACCCCATAAATGAAAGCGTTTGACGATAACAGCATCATTAGAATGGTTACCATTAACAGCATAGGCAGTCCTAGCTTTCGTAGGATCACCAATGTCATTAATTTTGCCAGACTTGTTGATTATCTGTTCCCACCAAGTTGCTTCGGTCTTTTGAGGCACTTGAAGAATATTTGTAAACCAATTTCCATTATTGTCTCTATACCTCAGACGCTCTTCAAATGTTTGCGTAAAGTTTTGTTCGATAGTTTTGCCATCAAAGTTAACCCACGGAATATTTGTCCAGCTCTTCGGTAGCTTGTTAGCATAGAAAATTTCTAATTCGTTAATTGTCTTTAACTGAAGGAAGTCAACTTTCAGATACTTAGCACCAGTTCTTCTTGTCTCAGGTGCAGGTACACCATAGACAATTTGACTTAAAGTACTGTTAGGTTTCCAGAAACTGAATCTGCTCAATATCTTTTCACTAACAGGTTGGCCTGGCTTTAAGCCAAGTAATTCACTAACACGATCTGGCAGTGTATAGCCTTTCTTCTTTGAGCCAATTACTTTTATTTTAGCAATTGTTTGCCAATCGAAATCTGCCTTAGATGGTTTGGCGTATGTCATATACTCGTTTGCAAGTCTACCGAAGTATCTTGTAAACTCTTTAAGTATAGGTACTTGTTCGCCAAGGTATTCACTCATAATTTGAGCTATAGCTTTAAAATCATTTGGTGTAACAACCTTGTCGTAATTATGTGATAACTTTTCTACAAGATCTTTTGTTTTAGGATCTAGGAAGTAAAGCTGTTCCATAATCTCATCACCAGGGTCTAAACCCTTGTTAAACACATCTTTAACATTTTCTCTTAGCACTCTAAGTTCTTCAGCTGTTTCAGGGTCTATCTTTTCGTACCTAGCAATTCTGGCACTAATCTCGTTCAAGACCGCATCTCGATCAGATGCCTTAACAACTAAAGTGTTTGCATCTTTTTCAAGAACTTTTGCCAGTTTGCCTTCAACACTAAAAATACCTGTACGCTCTCCAGCACCATAGAAAGTAACCATGTTCTGAGCTTTAGCGGCTTTTCTAAGATCTTTTTCGTTAAGACCAAACTTTTGATTCAAAGCCTTGAAACGAGGATCATTATAAGTAGCCGCTGCAATTTCATCATAGAGACGTTTCTTTTGAGTTGTGGGGATAACGTTACTAAGTTCTGCAAGTTGTTTATTTCTTGTTGTAAGAGCAATGATTTGTGCGCCAGACGAAGAAGCATCTTGTTCTAACGCCAATGCAATTTTATAGTCATTTAGCCTCCTTAAAGAAGCTTCAGAATAATCACCACCAAGATAGTTATCTATCTTTGCCATTTCAATTGCAAATCTAAAGAACTTACCTTGCTCTTCACCATCAATATTTGCTAAGAGTTCTGATTCTAGGATTGCTCTAATGTCGTTAGGCTTTCCTCTAATCATATGATTTCCAATTTTAACTAATTCTGGACGCCATCTCTGAGCAATCTTTTGCCTTCCAGTAATAGTTAACGAATTAAATCTTCCTTCTAAGAAGTCGTTTAAACCACCTAAGAAAGATCCAATCTGATCTTGTAAATCTTTAAATTCGTCTGGACTAAAGTTCTTAGCAACAGCAGTATTTAGAAATGGTCTAAAGGTTTCTCCACTCTGAGGGCTGATAAGTCCACGATCATAGATGCGAGCACGATGATCAACAAACGCGTGATTACTAAACGGCTTTTGTGAATTTCTAAGCCACTCCATAGCCTTGAAACGCTCATACGCATCTCCTCTAGATGCTATATACTTTCTGTAATTATTAAGATCATTGTAGAACTTTGCTTTACCTTTGTCATCTTCAAAATAAAGCAACTTGTTTACAAAGTCATAATAGTCTTCATCAATCTTATATTGAGATTGTGATGCCCAATTCAGTGCATCAACAAAATCCTTATCTACAAACTCTTCAGGGAAGTCGCTAAAGCTCGATGTAGAGGTTATTGGTATTCTTGTGTCTTCAAGACCAAGCGCACCACGATCAATAAAATATGTCTTATAACCTTCTCTAACAAGTAGGCGATTCTTATCTGATGTTACAGCAACTCTAAGACCAAGATCTACTTTTCTAGTAAGCTTAGCATATTCTTGAATACGAGGGTCAGTTACTCTAAGATTATAAGCAATTGTATCATAGTAAGGCCCAAAGTAATTTCCACTCAACCTACTACGCATTCTTCTCTTTTGAACACCAAATGTTTCAATTTCAAAGAACTTACCAACGTTCTTACTTTCTAAAATCTTAGTACCTAATTTAAACCATGCATTTCTAGCACCATTCAAGTTTGCCAAGTTATACAGGTCTCTACCGAGAGATACAGCAAACTGATCTCTATCTGGCAAGTCAGCTAAACTAAGCCTATGAGCAAATCTTAAATAGAATTGATGTAAATCAGAATCACTTAGTCTGTTTCGAATAACTAATGGGATACTTGCATCAAATACTTCACGAAGCTCTCTAGCAATTTTGGGTGCTACAGTGTCTTCCCATTTGTTTTTCTTTGTGATATTTGATATAAAAGAATCATGTAATTCATCTAATTGAACTGGACCTAAAACTGGGTCAATGTAATTGTCCTGTAATAGGCGCTTCATTAGGTCAGTATCTTTGCGTAATTGAGTTTCAATTGCATCAGATACGTTCATTACATCAAATTTAATCTGGCTTTGTGCTACAGCTTTGAAGTTAGCCCAAGGCTCAGGATTCTTTCTATATCTGGTAAATACAATTCTAAGATTATCAACAACTGCTGCACGTTCATTTACGCTCATTCTTTCAGCCAGATTTTCATCCACTGATCGAATAAAGTCTTTGTCTCGTTGCAATAGCTCAGTGCTTTCGTCCAACAATCTAAGGTTATTAGATAATACAGCTGGATTTGGCTGATATAGTCTGATGTCTTCATAGCGTCCTGTAATTGGATTAAATTTCAATTGGTCTTCTCTAGGTGGAGAAGTCAGGACTCTATTCTTTGTAGCACGCTTTGTACCTAGTAGCATGCCACGATAATTAGTCATTGAAAGAGTACCATTTAGTTCACCAGCTTGTAGTAAATAATAATCAATTAAAGTATTCTTAAGTTTTTGATTATCAACAAAATCGTCTGGCGTAGATGCACCTAATTGCATTGCATCTAACTTTTGTTTAGCAAGTGCAAACTTCCTAGTATCATTTGGTAATTCATATCCAGCATCTGTCATAGCACGAAGCTCTTTAATGCCGATTGAATTACCTTCAGGATTAGTAAATTTATCCAGAGTTAGCTGACCTGTATTAAACAGTTCAACTTTTTGATAATCACCAAGATGTCTTAACTGGACATCTTTAGGTTGTCTTAATAGCCATTCATTATAGCTCTCACGCATTGGCGTTTGACCATCATAGAATGCTATTTGCTTATCTGTTAAGTTTTGTAAGTTACGTCTACGAACTTCAGCAACACCTTCCAGCTTTGAAATATCGTCCCAGTTCTTAAAAACAGGAACTGTTGTAGAACGACAATTAAAGTGAGCCGGAGGCAAGTGCGCCGTGTCCCCAATGGGGTAGATAGTCCCGTCTCGGTGCGCACACAGAGGCGTGGTTCTGGAGTCTAGGACGGCTACATACTGCCACCCCTGAAGGGCTTTCGAGTTCGCCTTGTAAACTTCTTGATCAGTTTGTGCGGTTACAGAAGTAATTGCAGTAACAACAAGAGCTTTCGATTGCATGCGAGTTATATTATGGACATTGCCTTTTCGAACTTCTAATGCAATTTGATCTACTGTTTTACCCTCTGAAATCCCTCTTCTGATAACAGCTTCAAGTCTTTTCTTTTCATTAATACTGACGCCTGCCCATCCTGCTGCAAGTGTCCTATTTTCAATTAAAGGTTTTTCTAGAACAATTTCTTCAGCAACTCTCTTTTGTGGTCTTTGTGTTCTCCATATTTGACCCATTGCTGTTTCAATATTTTGATACACATAAGAAACTTGATCTGAAACTAAATCTAGTAGAGATCGTTTGGTAATATTAAAAGTTTCTCTATAGGTTTTTGTTAGCTCTTTGTCAATTGCTTCTCTAAGTTTTTCAAAACCCTTTTGAGAGAGATTAGCTTCTTTGATAAGTTTATCAACACGGACAGTATGACCGTCAATAACTAATTCAACCTTACCATTGACTCTTCTCTCATAAAGGCGGATCATTGCCGCCCTATCTATAGCTTTGTCATATATTTGTGTATTAGCATTAACGGCCATACTTTATCCTCATTTGTTTTTCCTACCAAGTGGCTTAGATGCTTCTTGAGCACTTTTGGCCATATCCTTGTTTTTCCAAATATTCCTATTCTCATTCATGTCTTTAATTCTGTTACCAACAGAGTTTATTTTAGACATTCCCTGATTGGCCAGGTTCTTGGTTTTGTAACTGGTTAGCATAGTCTTCAGTTCCTTTTGGCAACAGCATAGCATCATTGTTAATTTCAGTCTGGCCAGCTTGATCGTCATAATCAGGCGGAATCAAGTCGTTTTGCTTAAGCATTTCAAGCCACACAGATCTTGGAATTAATCCTTGTTGATACCATTCAGTAGCAAGTCTAAGCCAATCAGCACCTAATGGGATTGGATTAAAATCAGCTGACAAAGAAAAATCGATATCAGCAGCTTTTAATTGAAGATCATAACGCCAATTAAGCATGAAACAGATAACTTGTTTCATTATATTGCTTATTTTGTTGTTAAGAGTACCTAGTTGTGCCGTTTGAGCAGCATTCCTGATTTCAAGAGCAACACCAGACTGAGCAGTTTCAGGCGTTAACATACGAATGCCCATCTTTGCCATTTCTTCAATAGAAGCAGCAATTGCGCGATCCATATCTTGTAATGCAGCTGTAGGTGTGTCTAAAATACCTGCAGTATCGCCTTGACGTAATCTAATCCAAGTTCCTAAACCACCACTAACAATTTCTTCAAAATCATCATCTGACATATCAGATGCAATATATGGCGTATAAGTAGATGCGCCATATAACAAGTGATTCCTTCTGCTCATTTTATTGTACAAGGAAACTTCTTTGTCAATAATTGGAGAAAGCATCGGCTCAATTGCATCAATACTGCCGTTTAGAGGCCAAGCAGGGATCATCTTAAGACGTTCGCCATTTGCCTGAATATTTTGAATAGTATTCTTAAGTACAAAAGCTGCTTTATGTGCTCCTGGCTGTTTCAGTATTTGACCTGCAACAACAGGCACATTAGTGGCCTTGTCTTCTCTTTTGTAAATTCTAATTTGATAATATCCGCTATCATCTAATTCATGAACCCATACTGTTTCAATCATATCAGGATGGAATTCATTTGAAACATATTCTTCCTCGTAACCTCTGACAATTACTCGACTAAGAACGTTTCTACCAAGTGTGTCTGTCTTAATTCTCCAATTAATGATAGACTCAGCTTGCATTAAAATAGGGTATGGCTTATATTTAGCTAATTCTTCTCTTGTTAAAGCTTCAACATTAGTTATTTGAGGGTAATCTACAAAAATCCAAGCACGGCTTGTTTGCACTTCTTCCCATAATGCAGAATCAAGGAAAGATGCTAAAGGAGAGTCGTCTCTGCCAAACTCATTCATAATCCAGTTCTGAGCATCTGCAGGGATGTTTTCAGGTAGATTAAGAACAGGTTGTTTTCTGAGAAGGCCTCCTACTAGCATCTTTGAAAACTGAGCTACAATTCCTGGCAATTCGGCTTCCGCTTTATAGAAGTCATATTGCCTTTGATCCATAGAGGGTGAGAATGGGATTAGTAAGTTGTTAAAGCGCAATACATCTACCGTACTGTCAAATTCTTTAACATAACGCTCCCCACTACAGACAGCTCTGCTTTTATTCCATAAAGGTTTTAAAGATTCAAAAGAAGCGTTAGGATCTGCAACAGTTTTGACTGAAGCTTGGGCAGCGTTCACTACAACCATATCAACCCCTCAATTTCTGATTGAACTCGGCGATAGAACCAACAAATTTTTCACGAGAATTAGCATTGTAAGCTTCAATACCGTCTTCCGTAGGTTTGATTTGCCAGTTTGCAGGAACTTTGTCAATAAAAGCACCTTCAACATTAGCCTTAGGCTGTTCTTCAACTTGAGGCTGTTCTGTTTCAGGTTGCATAACTTCAGTTGTTTGTTCAACTTTAATCTCATCAGAGATTTCAGTTTGTGTTTTAGGATTGATTTTGATTTCCATAAATATTCCTTAATAATAAAAGATCAGGAGCCAAAGCCTTTGATCGTTTACTCATCGGCTGGCAGTGGCGTATTTCCTTTTTCAAGCCATTTTAAATATTCTGCAAACTCCTCATTAGCAGGATTGTTTAAAAGAACTTTACTATCTGAAATACGTAATACATATTGGTAATAACCTAAATTCACTAATTTATACATCAAGATTTCTACACTAAAGTCTATAACAAGACTAGTAGCATAACTACCTTGCGGTAGACTCAATAATGCTCCATAAAACACCAGCCATATCTTGGAGAACCAACAACACTACCATTATTTCATGTATAGCTACCAGAACCGTATACGTTTCTGTTTACGCTAATCGAATGTTCGGCAATTACAATACTCGGAGGTTGTACTGCAGATGTTACTATAGGCTTAAAAATTAAAAACATATTTTGTTTATAAGAATAAAAGTGGCACAAGGCCGCTTTTAGGGTTTAGACTGCGGGAATCTTCTTGTGTGGGCCAATAAATCATTAACGCTTTAAGCCAGATAAAATCGTGTCATACGCAAACTGCGCCCAAGGACTACGTTCAGGGCGTACATTAACGCTATCAGGCAAGGCAGGGGCTTTGTCTCGAAGGTGGCGCGGGCCACTTCCTTGTCGAGTTGATTTACTATAAAAGCGGGTTGATGACCGCTGTCGACGTTTCCTTGTCAATTACAAGAACTCCATCACAGGCAATGTTCCAGTCATCACTCAGTTGCTCTTTCTCGCTAATTGAAGGTACGTTCAGCTTGAAGTGCTTAAACAGGTATTCCTGTTTGTCAACAAAGACTCGCCAGACGTGATCGGGCGTACCTTTTCCTGGCTGGCCCCGGCTCTTGTTAAAACGGATGGAGATGTGGCTCATATGACGATTGGCCCAGCAGGGCGCTCCATGGCTTTCACAGACACATTGAAGTGGATGAACTTCACGGACTCGTTGGAAGCGTTTCGAGTGAACGAGTGAGGCAACCAAGAGTTTGAGAACACCATCAGACCGGGCTGCGGCTTAATGAATAGCGAGTTGTTGGCGTCCTTAACCTGCGACTGATCTTTCAGCGGCAGACTGGCTTGAACCTTGCCGGGCCGAGGGTCGTGCAACTCGATCATCGAGCCGTTTTCAGGTGTGCTCATAAAGTAGAAACCCGAGATGACCACGCCGTGCGGGTGAACATGCTGTTCCATGCCGGAATACTTAAAGTGCTCTTGCGCCCACATTTCACTGACGTATGCGCCGAGGCCGTCCATGTTGTAGCCCTGCGAGTCCAAGATGGCCCAAGCCGAATCAGCAATGAACTGCTCAAAAGCATTCGTGCGCCCAACACCAATCATGCTGCCGGACATCACGGATGGGTAGGTCTCGTTCATCGGCATTGCCGCTTTGGAGGCGGCAAGCAACTCATTAGAAACAGCAGACGCAGCGTCCAGAAACTCTGGCTTTTGAATCGTGTACACCATCGAGGCAAAGTAGCCTGCAGGAGCCAAAATGGCTTGTGGTTGGTTCATGGTTTAGGCCGGTGAGCAAGTGTTCCAAGGGGCGGATTTTGCCACCGGACGCACAGGAGGATTGGCCTTGAGTTCCAACATGCGGGTCAGCATGGTCTCAAGCTGCGCTTCTTTGCCAGCAGGCAAAGCTGACTTGACCCATGCAATCACCTGAGCCTCTGTCAAATTTGCAAACGGAGTGAAGGCCGCTGCGTCTGGAGCACCCAATCGCGTGACATTGCGAATATTGACAGTGTTAACACCGTCTGTTGCGGTGACTGTGAATTGCACAGCCACCACCGCGTCGGTATTGCTGTCAATGGTTTGAGTCATGAGGCCATTCTTTGAGATTGACCAAGTTATTGTTGCAACCATAAAAAATCCTTTCAATCTTTAACCGTAGGTTATTTCTTTGGTTGTGGGGTTGTAGTACAAGTGGTATGCAGTCGTTGCGTTTCTTACCGGAGCTAGGTGCATCTGACAAGCGCCGGTCGGAGTTAATGATGCCCCAGTAGCGTTAATAGCTATTGAGTTTGCTGGCATAGATATATCACCTGCATAAGCACCAATTGCTACAGAATTAACCCCTTGACTCACGCCGCCAGCAGCATGTCCAATTGCAACCGCGCGGCAGCTTTGTAAACAGACGCCCGCGCCACTACCGATGGCAACAGCCTGCCAGCCTTGGTTAAAATTACCGGCGGAACTGCCGATGGCAACAGCATCTGCTAGTTGGGAATAAGACCCCGCGCTGAATCCGATGGCAACAGCGGTGCACCCCTGCGTCACCAAACCCGCTTGATTGCCAATGGCGATAGACCCAACGCCTTGCAGACAATTGCCCGCATATGGACCAACGGCAACAGCCGCCCAGCTTTGCTGTGAACTTCCTGCAGCTGAACCAACTGCAACGGCGCAAGCCATTTGGGCATTACCCCCTGCGCTGGTGCCAATAGCAACAGCAGCGCTTCCTTGACCCGTGCAGGCAGCGCCTGCGCCGACGGCGACAGCGCCTGGACCCTGGCAGTCAGCCGCCGCGTTATACCCAATTGCTACGGTACAAGAGCCTTGCCCGTTAAAACCTGCCAAGTACCCAATTGCTGTTGATTGAGTCGTGGGGCCTAACCCGTTGCAAAGAGTTCGTCCATACACAATACCGGCAACAGTAGGCGTGGCGCCAGGTGTGCTACTAATTTGAGGTAACTGTGCTGTAGGCACTTTTCCAGTAGCATCCAACGAGGCGACACCGTTTGCGGAACCTTTTTCAGAAGAAGGGATTCTAGTATTAATATCTGTATTTAAGTTGATAAAATTGGTATCAACCTCAGCATTAGTGAGAGGACTACCTTTGGCTGTAGCTCCGGTCTCACGAGTAATGATAATTGCCATTTATAGTCCTCTCGTTGATTAGGCCACAGTAACTTTCCAAGTGATCGTCAAGGTATCCAGAGCACCTTTATTAATCACATCGAACTTTGTACGGCAAAGCATATCACCAGCAGAAGCAGCATTGAAAATACCAGCTTCAGTGATAGCAGCGGTTGCTGTACCAGGATTGAATGTAGCAACGTACTGAACGGAGTCATTAGCCACAGTAGTAGTGACAATAGTCGTAGACGTCAGAGCAACACGAGCAGATTCGGTCTGAAGTGCAGTCTGAGCATCAGCAGCAGCGTTAGTACCAGTACCAACCGCCATGTGCGACATCACGTTCTTAGCAACACCAACCATACGGCTAGCAATGTAAGCCAGACCAGAGTCAACAACTAAGTTCTTCTCTTGCTGCAGCTTAACATTACCATTCTCATCGGTCAGAACGAAGCTAACAAGGCCAGTAGCCTTAATTTTATCGTTGATCATTTTTAAATTTCCTTAAATTGTGTAATTTGAACCAACAAATCCAGTCTGAACGTAAGTACTACTTAGGTAGTCTTGTTTATTCGCCCATCTGTATTCGCTAAATGTTGTCGTTTCAGACAACGCCTTTGTAAATGTCTGTAGATATGTGTCAGAAGCAATAGCTATCTCAGATAAACTCTTAGATGCACTAACTGCAATATTCTCAATGCTTGTTACTGTTTCTACAATAGACTTTGCATTTAAGAATGAATTTACATCGTTTGTTGCTACTGATTCATCAACAGATCTGTTATATGAGGTTGCACTAGAGAACAAATCAGATAACGTAGACGTGTCTAACAAGCCCTTACCGACTTGAGCTGTCTGGTCGTCATCAATGTTTGCATTTCCGTAAAAATCGTCAGTGGTCTGAACAACATCAGATAAGTTATAAGTGAAATTATAGGTTATTTGCTCGGACACAGTCGCAAGGTCTTCAATGCCTTTAATTGGCACAAAAGAGATAACCTCATTACCTATACTTGTAGTACTTGACAGTGCTTTTGATGCGCTAAATGCGATTTGATCTGCTAAATTTGTTGCGCCTGCAACAAAGTCAGGTTGAACGTAATCCTTCTCTTCAATAAACACAACACTTACCTGTCGGCTTATTTCATCAGAAATACTTCCATTGTCTGCTAAGAGTTTGAAACCTTCAAAGCTTAATACATCATCTAGATTGATAGAATCAACAAAGCCCTTTGCTAACGTATAAAATAACAAATCAGTATTTTCTACTAAATCTAAGAAAGGTTTATAGAATGTAATTTCAAATAATACAGAGTCAGATGTTGTAGTGTCATCTTTAACAACCTTGTCAAAGAATGCATATTGATCATCGTCAATATTAGCTTCTCCAAGAACGTCATCTGTTGTAACAATCGTGTCTTGCAACACAGACGATACATTAAATGCCAGCTGATCTGAGTTTGTAGATGTGTCTTCAATACCTTTTGTAGGCGATAAGTAAGCAACATCAGAGTTCGTGGTAGTTTCTCTGTATTCAGGTGCTACAATGAAATTTGCGACATCTGATGCAGGCACTGACTCAATATAAGCCGGTGCAATTAAGAAACTATTTATATCTGAGTTATTAATACTATCTGAAAGCGGTCTTTCTGCTGAAAACGCCACTTGATCAGATGCAATCGCTGAGTCTTCCTTTACAATACCTAATGAGTAGCTTAACAAATCAGAAACAACACTGTTATCAATGACTGCTTTTGATAAATGCAAGCTAATTTGGTCAGGTATGCTAGTAAGACTTTCAAAGACTCGATTATAAATTACAACTCGAACAAAATCTTCTACAGTAATATTAAGTTCTGTAAATACTTTGTCAACACCACTAGATAATTGATCAGAGGCATATAAAGATGCCACGTAATCAGGCAACACAAAATGCTCAGTAAAGTAGCTATTGTCAATAATAACTTTTTGAGTTACGTTTGACACAACTTCTGAGACTTGTGCTACATCAAGCTTTGTTGATTCAATCAAATTAGATACAATGTCGGTAATGACGTTAGAGTCATCAAAGTATCTAATCCAACTTATCGTAGTTGTAAACAAGTCTGTAACAGGAATTATATCTCTAACAACCTTCTCAAAGAACGCATATTGATCATCATCAATGTTTGCTTCACCAAGGACATCGTCTGTAGTAAGAATTATATCTTCAAATACCGGTTTAATATGGAATACAATTTGCTCTGCAGCTAATGAAGTATCTAATAGTGTCTTTTGAGCAACTTTAGAGATTTCTTCAGAAAGTGTAGATGGGTCTACAATGCCTTTGCCGATTAATTTATAATCAACATCAGTAAATGTAGAGGTTTCTCTATACTCAGGCGCTACAAGAAGACTTGCAACATCTGAAGCAGGCACTGACTCAACATAAGCCGGTGCAATTAAGAAACTGTTTACATCTGTGTTGTTGATAGAATCAACAAGGCCTTTTACTAATGTATAAAATAGATATTCAGTATTCTGAACAGAGTCCACAAAGTCTCTGTAGAATGCAATTGCAAATGAAATAGAATCAGATGTGCTAAAGTCATCTTTAACAACTTTCTCAAAGAACGCATATTGATCATCGTCAATATTAGCTTCTCCGAATACGTCGTCAGTTGTAACAATAATATCTGTCAATACAGAAGAAACATTAAAAGCAAATTTGTCTTGTGCAAACAAACCTCTAGTATAGTTGTAATACCCTTCTAAATTTAAAACATAGTCAGCGGTGGCATATGGACCTTCTGTAAGGATCCTATTAAACTCTGCAATCCTGCTAACTGTATCAGACGTAATAGGAGTATCTTCAACACCTTTTGTAGGTGACAATGTAACTGTATCAGAATTTGTAAATGTTTCTATGTATTCAGGCGAAACAAGCAAGCTTGCTACATCTGATGCAGGTACAGTTTCTACATAAACAGGTGCTATTAAGAAACTATTTATATCTGAATTAGAAATATTGTCAGTTAAGGGTTTTTCTGAAGAGATTGCAATACTATCAGTTGTAATTAAGCTGTCTGTTTTGACTATGCCTAAAAAATAGCTTAGTAAATCAGACATCACACTAGTATCAAACTTAACTGATTCAACAACATTAGATACAATGTCATTAACTACATTAAAGTCATCAAAATACCTCAGTCGACTTATTTCAGTTATAAATAAGTCAGATACAGGTACAACATCTCTTACTACCTTTTCAAAGAACGCATATTGATCATCATCAATGTTAGCTTCGCCTAGAACGTCATCTGTAGTTAAGATTGTGTCTAACAGAATTGTTTTAATGTCAAAAACAATTTGTTCAGTTGCTGTAGATGTGTCTAATAGAGCGCTTTGAATTAGTTTTGAAATTTGTTCTGAAAGAATCGAAGTCTCAAATAAGCCTTTGCCTACTAATTTAGAATTAACATCTGAAAAGGTTGCTGTCTCTTCAAACAGCTTAGCAAATAGCTTAGTAAAGTAATCTGTAAGACTTAAATTCTCTGAAAATGCTTTTCTAGTTTCAGCGCTAAATTGATCTAGCGCCTGAATTAAGTGTTGATTGAACTTAAATAGTGTAGGTTCAGGAATTACTTCCTCGCCATAGCCATCTAATTCAACACGGAAACTAGACTCTTTTTGAACTACGATACCTAAAGTATCAACTTCGTTTAAGTCAGCTACTAGTGTAGGCGTATTAATTTCAGTATTTAATTCTTTTACTTTAAGTTCAGCAATTAGCGGTACTGAAGCAGTGACTTTAATTACTTTTTCGTCTGACATAATAAGCTCCTAATTAACCATCAGGAACTACGTCAGTAGGACTGAAAAGTATTTCTACCATACCTCTAATAGGTTTCCATGTTCGTCTAAAGACTGCATCTTGTGGTTCTGTAACACGCATTTCGAAGAATCCATAAACAGGAAAACTAACGATAGGTGATACAGCCCATCCAGAACCCATAGTACCTGGGAACTGTAAATAGACTTTATTTAGGGTAGTCTCTTCCCACAAAGAATCAAGATCAGGCGTTATTGCGCTAGTTCTTGCTGCACCTACCAGAAGTTTATAATACTTATTCCCGTAGGCTACAACTTCTTCTTTGTTATATGCTTGTTGTGCATCCCAATTACCACGGTACGTAGGAATTCTAACCGTTAAGTTTAAGTTAATACCATTAGGCTGGATAGTAATTGGCTTTTCTTCTTGAAAGGCCACATTAGCTGCTTCAACCACAACTGCCTCATAAGTATACTTAGATGCAGGGTGTGCAGGTAACCCATTAACAGTAATTGGAAAGTTTTCAATAAAATTTAGGACAATAGGGAACTCTAGTTGTTCACCTTTAACAATCGACCATAGTACGCTACCAGAGTCACTGTTTAGATCTTCCGTAATGTCCGTTAATCTAGATCTAGCCATTCTGACTCCTTAATGTTTGTCAGCCTTCTTGTCTAGTTTCTCATCTATTTTGTCAAGTTTTGCAAAGAGCGTTTCAATGCTCTTATGAAACTCTTCCTTAGTAACATAGTGGCTAGCCAGTACAACTTCAAGATTTTCTAATTTGTCAAGACGCTTCATAATAGTATCACCTACTTTGTTCACATCGTCTTTCTTGGCATACTCGCCTGCGATGAGAACCTCAATTTGAGAAAGTTTTGATAATAATGCTTTTTCAGCCTTTTGCAAGTCTTTTATGCTAAGCCATACGTTTTTAAGCCACCATCCACCTAGAAAAGAACAAAGACCAAGAAGTATGTTGAACATATCTTGGTATGACACCAATAACCTCCGTTCTTTTGCCAAGGATCTGTGTTAGCATCCCTGGGTTTTCAATTAAATTGAAAATAAACGTGTATTTATTACACTTACAGTCGTCTTTCAGCTCTTCAACAAGCTGACTATAATCACCCTTTGGAGGCGCTCTACAAAGTTTATTTTCAACACTATTGTTGCTAGTCACATCTATATTAGACGTATTACCGAATATTGGTGTTTACATTAACAGGATTTGCTACACATTTAGAAGTTAAAACCTCTAACAGCTCTCTTCGTTCCCAGATTGACAGGAAACATATACTCTACACCATAACGAATACCGTCTGAGAAATGTTCTATGCCTTCTGATTTATCAATCACGGCAGTATCAGGGTTTCCATCAACCCATTTAGTACGTTCTAAAGATGTAATCACACCTGTACATCTCGGATGGACGTATAAATCTATATCTCCAGCTGCATTTAATAGTTTCCTATTTACTGCTGCAACTGAATCTACAATTGGAGGAGCCTTACTATGAGCCAAGCAGCGAATGCCATGAGACTCGAGTATAGAGAAATCAGTACGCCCAACAGGAGCAGAGGATTTACGCGCTCTACCTGATGGATCAGGATAAGCATAAATCTTATGTCCTTGAAAACGGGTCTTAATGGCAACAGCCAAAGTTTCCGTGTCAGGGTGTCCTTTAAACTCTTCCAAGATATGAATCTGCTTGCCTCTAATAGCCATAGCAGAAGAGCACTGGAGACCAACGTTAAAGTCAATATTAATATGTACGTCTTCACCACGTTCCCCATTTTCAGCTTCTGCAAAGTCTGGTAGTTCGGAGGTTACATGTTTCTTTCTGTCAAAACAGTAGAACACATTGTTGCCAGATTCTGCAAAAGATGCTAAATATTCTGAAGCAAATTCAATAGGATCTAGGTTGTGTCGAATTCTTTCAATTTCGTTAACATCAAGAAATGGAGACATCGTATAATCATAATGATATGATTTCCAATTCTGATCCAGTTCCTGATAATTGAATAATTCATGAAAATAATTATAACCTTTTGGAGTACTAATAATCAAAGCACGACCAGGGCTTCTAGCACCATAAGTCAATGCTCTTTGATTAGACCAACGAGTTATAATCGTAGGCTGAATAACACCTTGCCATGCTTCTTTAGGGCTAATGCCTTTTCGACAAGATGAGACCTCATCCCACACAACAAAATAAGCACCTTTACCACGCATACGTTCGACTGCTTCATACGATAGCAATCTAAGTTCTACGTTGTTAGGAAATATAAATCGACCTAAGTCTCTAGAAGATCTAATAGCATAGTCTTCCATACCTAAATCATAGTTGATCAGAGGATAATAAATATCTGTTACTTGATCATAAGTTGGAGCAATAATGTACACAATCTTGTTTGGCACTCGAACGTCTAATTCAAGAAGCTCAAAGACAGCTGTTACACCAGCAACACCTGCCATATAAGACTTACCCCAACCACGAGAACAACAAACAACAGAAAATCTGTTTGTTTTATTAACAAATAAATCTTCATAGACCTCTGATTGGCCTTCATGAAGATTAATACTCATCCTCGTCACCTTCATCAAACTCTAATTGATCAGGTTGTTGATCATTAGCAATATATACTTCACCTTTCTTTGTAAGATTTACAATTAAAGGCATTGGTTTCTTCTCTTCAACTATTGTAGTCTCAGGCACACGACCGTAACCATATCGAAGAAGTTTATCTCCAATCATGTTTAACTTATCGTACAGTGCATGATGTACTTCAGCACGATATGATCTAGGCTTACCAGTAGCAGTAAGCTCCACAATCACACCATCTCTAATCTTTTCTTGACGCAATATCTCTTCTTGTAACCTTCTGTAATTAGCTACAAGTTCACCAATTGGGTCAAAGCCAAGCTGTTTCAATCTTGTCACAGATCGTTTACCACCAGCTTGATATTGTGGTATTCCAGGAGTGCGACCTCCTTTGATTGGAGGCTGCATAATATCATCAGCCATAGTTGTCCTTTATTTCTGTTTGATCTAAGGTAAGCGTTCACACCAAGTCCCTTTCAATTGCTTTCGAAAACTCTTTCCAAATCAAGCACTTAGCGTGACCACTCCAAAGTCCATCGCAAGTGCCTCTTCGCCTTAATAAATGCATTTTAAAGACGTTCTATATAGGAATAGTATTAATTTAGTTATTAAGATGAATAACTAACTACTATAACAACTATATAGAACGTCTATATTAGCGTTATTAAGGACATTAAAGGGTATTATTTCTCAGGAGAACGTCCTTGGGTTAATTTAACGGGTTCTCGCTAAGGTCACTAATGACTTCTCTGTGCTTAATTTTAAAAACATTATTTATTGATCATCAACTCTGCAAGGCGAAGGGTTCTCATCAAAGCGTACAGCCTTGATAGTAGTATGACCTAATAATATAGCTTTCATAATTCTATGTCTACCGTCCATGATCTCACCATCCTCATCTAATATAATAGGATAATTTAAATCAGCAGCATTAACTGCTTTCATGTGCATTACGAATTTACGTAATGAAAGCTTCTCATAGTTATGCCATACATTTAAGCAATCTATTGGTACTTCCATTACTGGTAAATTCTTTGCTAATTCGAATAACCTTGGAATGCTCCAGTGATGTCTGCCAATATTAGACATCTGATCTTCAGGCTTAACCCATTCTGGTATCTTCATATTAAATCCTAATTTCGTTTAGATTTTATTAAACATGCAGCTTTCTTTGAGCCATCGTCATTTGTTTCTCTTGTAATTTCAATACAAGCTTTTAAAGTTGGCACTGGATATTCTTCAACTATAGTTGAATTGATAAAAATTAAAATTATGTAAATCATAAAAAAAAAAAAAATAAGGGAATAACCTCACAGAATATCCAATGAAGGATACCTGTGAGGGTGGTTTTTAATTAAGATCTAAAAAATCATCTCGGAAATCATCACGCCAGTCTTGCTTAGGAGGTTCCAAAACAACTGTCTGAGAGTGGTGAAACAATGGATTTCCAGATGGATCTCGCATTACCGAAGAACGTCCTTGTTCTACAACACGACCGTTCGCTTTCCATTCATTGTATGTTGCCCACATTTTGTCTTCCTTTCAAGAGTTTGCTTAAGATTAGTAATAAATGTTTTCGCTAGATCTAGCGGAACATTAGAATGATAGAAATAGATAGCTGCCTGACCGATATGCTCATTATAGCCACCTATTTCTACAAGTGTCCGTATATAATCAGACTTGTGGAGCATCTTTGTTAATCAGTCCAACACGACTGAACATACGCTCAAGAAGAGGACTCATCCAAGCCTTCATTGAAGTAAAGTTACCTTTACCTTTTCTGCGAACATGAGGACGTTGCTTGTTAAGCACTCGCTCACCTTCAGCATTCATAAAGAACTCAGGCTTACGCCATTCTTTTGTTTTACCGTGGTTTTGAGATTTAGCCATTTTCTTGCTCCTTTTGAACAACATAACCAAATGGAACAATACCAGCTACAATACTGTTCCAATGACGCAATACATCAGCGCTAACATTAGAACTATCCAGATGCTTTTCTAGATTTTCTTTTGCTTTGTCTTGAATGTATTTCCAAACCTCCTCATCAATGACAGTATCGAAACTGCTAAAGTATTGAGGATATAGCATATTGTTGTAGTCTAAAAGTTTCATTGGACCTTCAAGATGCATCCAATGCCTTACAAACTCCCACATAACAGCACCAGCTTGAAAGCCTGTAATGCCGCCAGCTTCTTGCCTGTTCATTTTCTTTGCAGCTTGAACAGCGACAGCAGCCAAGGCATGACAAATTGTTCCATAATCATGCTCATATTCGGAATTGAGCTTATCAATAAGAGCATCAATGCTTTCAACTTCTTCGTTGTACCAAGTTTGAATCAAGTCTCGATCTTGTTCTGTAACTGCTGTTTTCATTTGTCTTTACGCCTCTTTGATAGATACCACATTGCCAAAGGAAAGCCTACTGCTGTTCCTATTATGGCTGCCCAAATCTTTATCTCTAGATATGTCTCGAAAGTCATAGCTCAGACTCGATTGTTGAAAGCTCATCTTCGATTGTCTCATATGCATTTCGAAGTAAACTTGCTTTCTCTTCATATTCATCAGCCTTGCATGGGCCACCTTCACAGCAGGCATAGCCGCCATTACCGTACTGACATTCCACAGGCTCCTGCTGTGCTGCGGGTGGGGTGGTGTAGAGAGGCACTTCGTAACGGATCGGATAGTCAGGCCGATCTTTACCCCATGACACATGGGCATGACTGCCGAGCATCGTGGCCCATGCCACAGGCTCCTGCACAGGTGCTGCGTTGTTCTGTTCATCAGCCTTGCTTGAAAGGTTATCAGGGAGATTTGAGGCTTTATCATCTTCTTCTCCTGCAATTTCTTCAAACACACTAAGGCCCTCTCGTATTAGAGTGATTGCTTCACTTACTCTTTTTCTTTGTTCCGCGTTCATTGTCGTTCCTTTTCAGTTGAGTTAAAATACTTTCAGTGCTAAATGCTGATAGCAGCACAGAGCTTAAGTCACCGTATAGCTCCCAGAGGTCTGTAATCTCTTGGTCTTTAATATCATACACAAGATGGTAACTTTTGGTTATATCTTTTGGAGATCTAGCATTGAGGCAGCTCTCAATTGTAATTGAAGTACCTCTGCCTAATTTATTAGCCCTTTCAATAAGCGCACTCTTAGTCTTTTTCCGAAGCTCAATAATCTGAATCACAAGATAGTCCATCTGAAGTCCTTTCGTTAAAAAGCCCCATTACGGGGCATTAGTAATGTTAAAGGGTGGAGTTTAACATTACAAATTTCGTTCTTTTCATCCACCATAGCAGCTGTCTTTCCAAGCTGTCAACCTAATACACACGCAACCTAGGACTGCGATAAGCTTAGGGTTTCTTTTCGATGCACACGATTTACATCGCTTCTGAATTTAATAACGGTTCTAAAATCACTAACAGAACCTGATATTGTCAACACTGTTCCGCCAGGAGAGCGTATTTGCCAGTGACCCTTCGAGCGCATCTCCGGCTTCCAGCCCTGTTTGACAAGTTTATTAACTTCTTTGTTAAGATCTTTATCGGCACTGTAGTGGCTCATTGGAACCAAATTTTGTAAACATCAAACCCAATACTAATAAGCAAAGTTACCAATAGAATAACGTCAATATGCTTAAAAATTTTATCAATTAGCTTGTTTCGATCTGACATACTTTCTCCATATATGCTACATAAAGTTGATCAATAGTTTCGAAATTTCTTTCGTCACCGTCCATAGAGTAAATCACTACCGATTTCCGCCAACCACTGTAAGGATCACCTTTCTTCTTAAGTTTAGTATGTGTTTCATATTGTAACTTAAGTTCATCATTACGATACAACCTACTAGCACCACTGTCACTAGACAGACCGTAAGTGTATTTGAAAGGTAAATCACAAAACTCTTCAAAAGTAAGTTCTTTAGTAATAGTTAAAACACCATACAATCGGGTGAATCACACCTATAGGGACCACCACTACCTCCATCAAAATGCAAGTTTTCAGTTGTACCACAACATGCACATCGAGGAATAGCTCTATCTTTGTACATTTCATATTGTTCGGTTCGAGTGTTCATTGTATCACAAATATCCTGGAACACAGCATTTTGGATTTCTTTTGTTGGATTAGTATCAAAATTTGCAGACGCAATTCTTAATGTACCACAACACAGCACTCCATTACCATGATGCCAACGACCGAGTAAGGTAGGTTCTTTCATATTCGAAAAAAAAAAAAATAAGTTAACCAATTAAAAGCCCCTCACAAGGAGGGGCGTTTGTTAAAGACCAGCTTGATAACGCTTTTCAGCAAGCAAATAACCCTCAAGTTCCCAGATATTATCAAAGGCTTTCTCAAAAGCGTATTTTTCACCGAGTGCTTGATTGTATTCTTCTTTAACAACACAAGCTGAACTACCATTAACAGTGAATCCATTCTTAAGTGTAATCTGACAAATCGTTGTACGACCGTCAGGCAACAATGTATAACTTGTTGACTTGATTTTATCTTGAATATCAGAAGCCTGAACTTTAACAGGCAATACTTCTTGATTATCTTTCATATTTTCTTTCAAATGGTGGGTCCAGTAAGATTTGAACTTACGACCAATGGTATGCCAGCTCGGATTCGAACCGAGGCTCAATATCTTATGAGGATACTGCTTTTACCGCTAAGCTACTGGCATGCTGTTTATAAAAATTTTCCTAGCTTCTATAGCCTCGGTTTCTGTATTAAATCGACCAATATAATGCTTTTTACTTTTGTAATTGTAATATGCACCATATTTATTTCCAACCTTCCAAACACCAACATTGTAATGGTCTGAACGCGTTGAATTACGATTATTATCAGAACCTGAAGATATTCTAAGATTTTCAATACGATTATCAGACCTGTCTCTATTGATATGGTCTATTGGAGTTTCGGATGAAAGATCTCCATTAAACCAAATCCAAATTAAGCGATGGGCTTGATAGAATTTCATATTAAGTCTGATATGTATATAACCTCTTGAATTTATAGTACCTGCTACAGTACCTTTACGCACAGGGCCTCTTGATTCTTTCCAAATCAAAAATCCATTGTTATATTCAAAAACTGATTTTAAATATTTTTGCGTTATCATTTTAACTCCTTAAGTTAATAGATATAATAAGCTCTAACCAACTGAGCTATAGGCCCTGAATGGTGCGCCTGACCAGACTCGAACTGGTACGCCGATTAAGGCGAGAGATTTTAAGTCTCTTGTGTCTACCTATTTCACCACAGGCGCTTGCATTGAACTATATAATCTTCGCACTTTCTGCAAAGATAATTTAGCTGATTCTATTTCAGCCTTTGACCGAGAGCGCCACAGAGTAAGCAGAGCTTGATAACAAAAGAAAAACTCGTCACGTTTCATTTGAATAGTCCTTTTATAAAGTTAAATAAATTTAGAAATCGAGCATTATAGCTGTTAAAAAGATAATCAGAATAGTTGCCTCTATGAGGGCATCTTCCTTGATTCCAATCACAATTTGGTTCAATTTCTTTATGGCATGTTTCACATTTCATTTTAGCTCCTTTAATGGCCGACTAACAATACTTTCAAATTAGGATTCTTTAACAATTTAATCCAAAAGCTGTGTTGAAATTGATGAACTGTGCTATTACTAAACCAAGTCTGATTTTTCTTCCAGTAATCTTCATCAGTATAAGAGTGACGAATTGGGCGTTGCCTGAACGATGCTTTAAGCCTTATACCGTCTCTTTTGTAAACAATATAAGCATTTTCTATAACGCCTTCTGGATAGTAGACAATTCCTTCTATTTCATCATCATCCGCAAGAATAGGATTTTGCGGTATTGCTCTGAAATGTTTTACTAACATTCTGCGCGACCCATCTAACAGATCACCACGTTTAGCTGTTGCAGCAAAATTTAACAAGAGTTGTTCAATAGTATCCATAAAAACTTTCAATGAATGGCTCCAGAGGCAGGGATCGAACCTGCGACTAATTGATTAACAGTCAACTGCTCTACCGCTGAGCTACTCTGGAAGGTTGGCCTGCCCTACATGATTCGAACATGTGACCCACAGCTTAGAAGGCTGTTGCTCTATCCAACTGAGCTAAGGGCAGTTATTTAATACGCATAAACTCTACTGTATTTGCCTTCCTATTACAGCTAGTGGCGTAGTTACCCTTACCAATATTTCGAACTGCAGAACTTGCAATTTGAGATTGAAGATCGGACAATTCATGACCATCTGTCGGCGAGAATTCAATGACATCTCCTATTCCAGTCGGGACGATTCTTTCCTTTATTTTGTAAAGATCTTCCCAATTAATAGAACGTGGAGCTCTTGTTTCCTTTTCAGTTACCGACAGGTTACCATGTACAATGCCTTTCTCATCAATAATTGCATATTGAAGACCTAGTGCTTCAAGTTTGGCAATACAGTCTTTGAACACTCTAGTTTTCACACTCATGATTTCTCCTCAAAAGTTTTTCATTGCATAACGCACTTGCCTAATAAACTCGTTTTGATTAGGATGCATATAAGTTGTCTTAAAGATTTCAGAACCAGCTTTTTCAATTGTAAATGTACAGTTAGTTACACCAGTGCTAAGTTGATCTTCAATTTGAATACAAGCAACTTCTGCATCTGCTGCGAGTTCTTTTATTCCGTGATTAAATTCAATAAAATATTTCATTTTAGTAGGGCGATGGATTTTAAGAACACCATCTTTTGGATTAACTACAAACACTCCTCCAGAGTCTAATACACCTTTAATAAAGCCACTATTGTAAAACGGTCTAGAAACTTCCAGCACAAGATGTGCTTGACCATTAATATTAATATAAGAAGCAGACATAAGTCACCTTTCAAGTTGTGTTGGAAAAGCCCAACCCAAGGGGCACTGCAAGGTTTTGACCTTGAAGACAATGCCCTATGGGTTGAGGACTAGACTAAATATAATTGACAGCATACGATCTGTAATTATAAAAGTCTAATCAACAGCTTGCGATAAATGCTTTCTCAAGGCACTGATTGCCGTACGATTTAAGACGTTGAGATGTCTTACAAAGTAGTTCTTCCTCTTATCAACAAGCTATATCGTGAGTTCGCTATCAGATAAGTCATTCTAGATGCGCATTTCGTCTATTCTTTAAGGTCTTAGACTCATCAGTAGTTGGACCATAGATTGTTTCGCTAATTTCCATGTCATAGACTTCGCCTTGAGACAGTTTTAAAGCATAATTTATTGCAGGCTTCTTAGTTTTAAATACTGTGGTTACAAATACTCCGTCAGCAAAACCTGTTACTCTGTATCGACTCATTTTGTATATCACCATCTCTCCTGAATGGTGCTACTTGTCTGACTCGAACAGACGACCTACCGCTTACAAGGCGGTTGCTCTACCAACTGAGCTAAAGTAGCATTTATTATTGATAGACTACAGACACAATGTCAACTTTGTAGCCTTGCCCTCTATATTTATTTAAAATTTCTTTTTCGGCTTGTTTATGTTTGTTCTTGGAGAAGAACCATACAGACTCTTCTCTTTGCTCACTAAAGCCATTTTTCATTTTAATCCAAAATTTAACGACATACTCTTCTGTCTTTGTGTTAATCGGATATTTCTTCATGATTACTCTTTATTAAGTTTTACTATCTAACCATTCTTTAATTTGCTGAGAAGTCATTAAACCAACTTTTCTACT